TCAGAAATTACATCCCTGGTCACTGCTGAGGCAGTGAAGGAAGTCCTGCGCTCTGAAGAAGTCCTGAGCGCACTGAAACAAAAACTTCGCCATAACCTGGAAGCGCGTCTTGATGCAGAGGTTGATGCCATTCTGGATGAGCTGCTTGGTGTACAGGCAGAGCCACCGACTGAAGCGGGAGATACCACCGCAGAGAGCGGTGAAGTTCAGCCTGAATCACCGGTCGCCGATGCGACTGAACCTCAACCCGAATCGGTCATGATGCTGTAACGGGGAGTCAGGGCCATCAGTAAACAGCTGCTGGCCTTTTTCATGTTGTGAGCTTCCGGATAACGGGAGACGGGGTATGTACCAGATGGAAAAAATCACAACAGGTGTGTCATACACCACGTCAGCGGTGGGGACGGGATACTGGTTATTGCAGCTGCTGGACAAAGTCTCTCCGTCCCAGTGGGTGGCGATAGGTGTGCTGGGGAGTCTGCTGTTTGGCCTGCTGACGTATCTGACTAACCTGTATTTCAAAATTAAAGAGGACCGTCGCAAGGCTGCCCGGGGAGATTAGGTGATGAACCATGAAGAAATGAATCAGCGCTTCAGTCGTCTGGAAAATGAAATTGCTGAACTGAATAAAAAACTGTCGACGCTGATGCCTTCTGAAGATGAAAAAAAACGCCGCGATGAGCAGTTTGCTGCGTTTGACGATTATTGTCGGAAAGTGATGAGCAGAAATCTCTCAGAGTGTTTCAGTATTCATAATGATAATTTCAGTGAGCTGGAATGGGAGTGTAACCGGCCATCCTTTGTTGTATCCGGTGATGCTGGGAAAATAACCATCTCAGAAAATGGGAAAGTAACACCTCCATCGCACCAGCACAGTGAGGAGCTCATTGAATTTGCCATTGATTACCTGAAGAACAATAAAAAGCAGGGGCTGATGAAGCGCGTTGGCCGTTGCATGGGATATCTTCAGGTAGCCGCTGAGATTGAAGCGCTGGCCAGTGGTGCTGATAAGGATGCAATTGTGCGGGAGGCTCTTCTTCGTGATTTTAATACTCCACCCTTTAAAAAAGTGCCGGCTTACTGGCTTCATCCGGGGCTGACTTATCTTAAAGTGCGTATTTAGTGGGCCAGGGACAGCGGCTGAATATTTAATATATCCATGAACACCAAAATCAAATACGGCCTGTCGGCTGCCGTTCTGGCGCTGATTGCCGCTGGTGCGCCTGCGCCTGACATTCTCGACCAGTTTCTGGATGAAAAGGAAGGTAACCACACCACGGCATACCGTGATGGCGCGGGTATCTGGACCATCTGTCGCGGTGCCATTCTGGTGGATGGTAAACCTGTCGTCCCGGGCATGAAGTTGTCGAAGGAGAAATGCGACCAGGTTAACGCCATCGAACGTGATAAGGCGCTGGCATGGGTGGAGAAAAACATCAAAGTGCCATTGACCGAACCCCAGAAAGCGGGGATCGCGTCATTCTGTCCGTACAACATTGGTCCCGGTAAGTGTTTCCCGTCGACGTTTTACAGACGAATTAATGCTGGTGATCGCAGGGGAGCATGTGAGGCGATTCGCTGGTGGATTAAGGACGCTGGCAGAGACTGCCGTATTCGTTCAAACAACTGCTACGGTCAGGTATCCCGTCGTGACCAGGAGAGCGCGCTGGCGTGCTGGGGTATCGACAGATAAGCAGAATATTTTGCTGAAAAATAAGGCATGGCCACGCGGGCGGATAACATGAAATCCTGCGAACTGGCGAAACGTAAGTGAATAAAAGTAAAAACCCCGTTTGTTGGCAGCAAGCGGGGTTTTGTTTTTATGGCAGTAAGCTATGGGAGGCTGCCTTGATTGATTTTAGCAAACTGATTAGGGAGTTGCGACTCATGATTAGTCAATTACCAAACTGGAAATTTTTGCTGGTCTGGAGCATCCCTTTTTTATGGGTAGTATCCCAGTTAATTGTGGCAATTAAGGGGTAGCTATGTCAGACAAACTCATAACGCCGGCAAAGGTCCTGTGTGTGATTGTCGGTATTTCATTTTCACTAATGCTGGTTGCTCTTTTTCTGTCCCTCGCCTGGGTGATGTTGTCTTCGTCGGGGCTGCTGGGGTGACAGTGACTGATGACATCAGCAGAGCGCTGGCTTTTGCTATTAAGTGGGTGGCTGTTGGTATTGCTGTGTCTCCGATGCTGTATGGGCTGGCAAAACTGGTCATTGCGCTGAAATCGTGAACTTTAAAAAGATGAGTGCTGAACTTATTCGGGCAATGGCATTTGCCATTCGTATTGTGGCCATTGCTGTTCTGGTCTGGGCAATCCGTTGGTGGTGATATGAACCGTGTTCTGTGTGTGGTGATTATTGTCCTGCTGGTAGCCTGTGGTGTGCTTAGTCTGGGGCTGAATCATTACCGCGATAACGCCATCACCTACAAAGCGCAGCGCGATAAAAAAGTCAGTGAGCTGAAACTGGCGAATGCCACTATTACTGACATGCAGCAGCGCCAGCGAGATGTCGCTGCGCTTGATGCCAGATACACGAAGGAATTAGCCGATGCGAGAGCTGAAATTGAAACTCTGCGCGCTGATGTTGCCGCTGGTCGTAAGCGCCTGCGGGTCAACGCCACCTGCCCCGGTACCGTGCGTGAAGCCACCGGCACCTCCAGCGTGGATAATGCAACCGGCCCCCGACTGGCAGACACCGCTGAACGGGATTATTTCATCCTCAGAGAACGGTTGATGACAATGCAGAAGCAGCTGGAAGGGGCGCAGGAATATATCCGCACTCAGTGCACTAAGCTGGCTTTTTATTATCCGGAGGATACATGAAGAAATTACGGGTAACCGTAGAACCTTTTCAGGGAACAATTCCGTTCCGTATTTTGCAGCGTGGTCGTGTTCTTGTTGAAGGTTCGTTCAGTGGTAAATGTACGCAATTACACTCCCGGACCTTTCAGGTGAATGCCACGAATGAAGAGCTAACCGTGGAGTGTACGATGAATGCCGCTAAATGCCGCATGGTATCCGCTGCATTACAGCCAGTGTGTTGAGCGACCTTATTATCCATGCGCGGTATTGTCGCCGTATTCCTGCATTAACAGAGACCGCAGCCCGACAGGGAGACTCCTCTGCGCGAGTGTGCAACGATACACACCGGGGTTTACCGCGTTAACGGAGCGCGGCGTTGTCCCCTCATAGTCGCCTGTCCGGTGCGATGGTGGAAGAAGCCGGATGTTTATCACTATTAATTGATGACACAGAAATGGATTCATTGAATTTCAGCACGTTTTTGTATTCGTGTTATTGAACATCTGTTTATTTTACTTTTAACATATTGATAATAAAAAGAGCTGTAAATCTTTAGATGAGTCGATTTTGTCCGGGGAAGTTCAAATGGATTTTATGCTGACGGTTTCTGGTGTGGTTATCCTGTCCATTGCTTATACTGCAGACAAATATGGCTGCCATTTGTTATCACGTATTGGCGCTTATTGTTCGTTGATGCTGATTTTCTCGTCGCTTTTTTTTGAGTAAGTTATATTAATTATAACAAATAATTTTCTGTGTTATTTTTTCAGGCTATCCCGTCAGAGGGGAAGCCTGTACTGCCGGGGAGCGAATGGAAAACTGATGTGTCCGGTAACTGCGTGTTCTGTGAACACCATGTTACTTAATTATGTAATTCATACCCGAACTCTCTGTTGACAGCCTTCTTCTGCAGGCTTCAATAACCCACGCTGAAAAGTTTCCTGAACCTTTCAGATCAAGAGCGATGTTAATTTGTTCAATCATCTGGTTTGGAAATCGGATGTTGCGGGTTGTTGTTCTGCGGGTTCTGTTCTTTGATGACATAATGTTTCCCCATATTCAGTGTTGCTGATTTGTATTATCTGAAGTTGCTTTTACGTTAATTTGACGCAGATCAATTAATACGATACCTGCGTCATAATTGATTATTTGACGTGGTTTGATGGCGTAGATGCACGTTGTGATATGTAGATGATAATTATTATCATTTTGCGGGTCCTTTCCGGCGATCCGACAGGTTACGGGGCGGCGACCTCGCGGGTTTTCGCTATTTATGAGATTTTTTGAGGGGGAGTTGTTGTTTAATTGTTTGGCATATCTAATTGATAAGTAAGGTGAAAATAAAATAAATACAACAACCTTACGATGTGTTTTGATGTCGTCAATGCGAAAAATGTCAATGATATCAAATGGTTTTGTAAAAACACATGGTTGTTGTATCGCTTTTTATCGATGGCTTATGGAGAGGAGATGGCCTTTTTATTGAATAAAAGTGATATGGCCTCCTCCATCGGTATATCTGTTCAGGCATTTGATAAATGGGGCGTTCCTCCTGTTGAGCGTCGTGGGAGGGAAGTTTTTTATGACGTTAAAACTGTACTGGAGATAGATCGCGAGCGGCGACAACACAATCAGAGAATACCTGATGACGAGGGCGATCTGGAGGAAAGGCTGCTTCGGGCCAGAGCTGAACTGACAGAAGAACAGGCCGTAGCTCAAAAACTTAAAAATCAGGTAACCGAAGGTAAGCTTATTGACACCGGATTCTGTATTTTTGCCCTCAGTAAGCTGGCAATGGCGTTATCCAGTACGCTTGATTCCATCCCTTTATCCATGCAGCGACAGTTTCCTGATTTAACACCGCGCCATCTTGACCATCTGAAAACCCTTATTGCTAAGGGGGCAAATCAGTGTGCGCGGGCAGGGGATAAATTACCGGATTTACTTGATGAATATATCAGAGCAACAACTGAATAATATGATGAGCGCTGTCACAACTGCATTACAGCCCCTGATAAGGGCATTGCCGGTGACGCCAGTTGAATGGGCTGATCAAAATTATTATCTGCCTAAAGAATCTTCATATGGTGAGGGCGAATGGAAAACGCTGCCATTCCAGATCGCCATCATGAACAGCATGGGGAATGATCAGATCCGCACTGTTAATCTGATTAAATCTGCCCGTGTTGGCTATACAAAGATGTTGCTGGGGGTGGTCGGGTATTTTATTGAGCATAAATCCCGAAACAGTCTGCTTTTTCAGCCCACGGATTCTGCCGCTGAAGATTTTATGAAGTCTCACGTGGAGGCGACGATTCGGAACGTGCCATGCCTGAAAGACCTTTCCCCATGGCTGGGTCGTAAACATCGTGACAATACTCTCACGCTGAAACGCTTTTCATCGGGCGTCGGTTTCTGGTGCCTGGGCGGCGCTGCCGCCAAAAACTACCGTGAAAAATCCGTGGACGTGGTCTGCTATGACGAACTTTCCTCGTTCGAGCCGGATGTCGAAAAAGAGGGCTCGCCAACCCTGCTGGGGGATAAGCGTATTGAGGGGTCGGTGTGGCCAAAATCCATTCGCGGCTCGACGCCTAAAATCAAAGGCACCTGCCAGATCGAAAAAGCCGCTAACGAGTCGGCGCATTTTATGCGTTTTTATGTGCCCTGCCCGCACTGTGGGGAGGAGCAGTATCTGAAATTTGGCGATGAGTCCACGCCTTTTGGGCTTAAATGGGAGAAGGACAGCCCTGAAAGTGTTTTCTACCTCTGTGAACATCATGGCTGCGTGATCCATCAGTCTGAACTGGACCAGAGCAACGGGCGGTGGATCTGTGAAAACACGGGCATGTGGACCCGTGACGGTCTGACGTTTTTCAGCGCCCGGGGTGATGAAATTCCGCCGCCGCGCTCCATCACGTTCCATATCTGGACGGCGTACAGTCCGTTCACCACCTGGGTACAGATTGTCTATGACTGGCTGGATGCACTGAAAGATCCCAACGGCCTGAAAACCTTTGTGAACACCACGCTGGGCGAGACCTGGGAAGAGGCCGTGGGCGAAAAACTCGATCACTAGGTACTGATGGATAAGGTGGTGCGTTACACGGCGGCGGTGCCTGCCCGGGTGGTTTATCTGACGGCGGGCATTGACTCGCAGCGAAACCGTTTTGAGATGTATGTCTGGGGATGGGCTCCGGGAGAGGAAGCCTTTCTGGTGGATAAAATCATCATTATGGGGCGTCCTGATGAGGAAGAGACGCTGTTACGTGTGGATGCGGCGATCAACAAAAAATACCGCCATGCGGATGGCACCGAAATGACTATTTCCCGTGTCTGCTGGGACACCGGGGGGATCGATGGTGAAATTGTTTATCAGAGATCAAAAAAACACGGTGTTTTCCGGGGGCTGCCGGTAAAAGGCGCATCTGTCTATGGCAAGCCGGTGATCACCATGCCAAAAACCCGCAATCAGCGGGGCGTGTATCTGTGTGAAGTGGGAACGGACACCGCAAAAGAAATTCTCTATGCCCGTATGAAAGCCGATCCCTCGCCTGCGGATGAAGCCACGTCGTATGCCATCCGTTTTCCTGATGATCCGGAGATTTTTTCGCAGACAGAGGCGCAGCAACTGGTGGCGGAAGAGCTGGTGGAGAAGTGGGAAAAAGGAAAGATGCGTCTGCTGTGGGATAACAAAAAGCGGCGTAACGAAGCGCTGGACTGCCTGGTGTATGCCTACGCGGCATTACGTGTGTCCGTGCAACGCTGGCAGCTTGATCTGGCTGTACTGGCAAAATCCCGGGAAGAAGAGACGACCCGGCCAACCCTGAAAGAACTGGCAGCGAAGCTGTCCGGAGGAGTGAATGGTTACAGTCGCTGAACTGCAGGCGCTGCGTCAGGCGCGCCTTGATTTATTAACCGGTAAACGGGTGGTGTCTGTCCAGAAAGATGGTCGCAGAATTGAATATACGGCGGCTTCTCTGGATGAGCTTAACCGGGCGATCAATGATGCGGAGTCGGTACTGGGGACAACCCGGCGTCGCCGTCGTCCGCTGGGAGTGAGGTTATGAAACGAACGCCTGTCCTGATTGATGTGAACGGCGTTCCGCTTCGTGAGAGTCTCAGCTACAACGGGGGCGGTGCAGGATTTGGCGGGCAAATGGCGGAGTGGTTGCCACCGGCGCAGAGTGCCGATGCGGCCCTGCTGCCCGCGTTGCGTCTGGGGAATGCCCGGGCAGATGATCTGGTGCGCAATAACGGAATAGCGGCCAATGCGGTGGCACTGCATAAGGATCACATTGTCGGGCATATGTTTCTTATCAGCTACCGTCCGAACTGGCGCTGGCTGGGGATGCGGGAGACCGCAGCAAAAAGCTTTGTCGATGAGGTGGAGGCGGCCTGGTCGGAATACGCCGAAGGGATGTCTGGCGAGATCGACGTGGAAGGAAAACGCACGTTCACGGAATTTATCCGTGAAGGTGTGGGCGTTCATGCGTTTAACGGCGAAATCTTTGTGCAGCCGGTCTGGGATACGGAAACCACGCAGTTATTCCGTACGCGTTTTAAAGCCGTGAGTCCGAAACGGGTGGACACGCCAGGACACGGTATGGGGAACCGTTTTCTGCGGGCCGGGGTGGAGGTCGATCGATATGGCCGTGCCGTTGCGTACCATATCTGTGAGGATGATTTTCCTCGCTTCGGGAGTGGACGATGGGAACGGATCCCGCGTGAACTTCCCACCGGGCGTCCGGCCATGCTGCATATTTTCGAGCCGGTGGAGGACGGGCAGACCCGTGGGGCCAACCAGTTTTACAGCGTCATGGAACGGCTGAAGATGCTCGATTCCCTGCAGGCAACACAGCTTCAGTCGGCCATTGTGAAAGCCATGTATGCAGCGACGATTGAAAGTGACCTTGATACCGAAAAGGCCTTTGAATATATCGCCGGTGCGCCGCAGGGGCAGAAGGATAATCCGCTTATTAATATTCTGGAGAAGTTCTCCAGCTGGTATGACACGAATAACGTGACGCTGGGTGGTGTCAAAATTCCGCACCTTTTCCCCGGGGATGATCTGAAACTACAGACTGCGCAGGATTCAGACAATGGATTTTCGGCGCTTGAACAGGCGCTGCTGCGGTATATCGCCGCCGGTCTTGGCGTTTCCTACGAACAGTTGTCCCGTGATTACTCGAAGGTCAGTTATTCAAGTGCCAGGGCCTCTGCCAATGAGTCGTGGCGCTATTTTATGGGGCGGCGAAAATTTATTGCGGCCCGGCTGGCCACGCAGATGTTTTCCTGCTGGCTGGAAGAGGCACTTCTTCGGGGGATTATCCGTCCGCCACGGGCGCGTTTTGATTTTTATCAGGCGCGATCAGCCTGGTCACGGGCAGAGTGGATTGGTGCCGGAAGAATGGCCATTGACGGGCTCAAGGAGGTTCAGGAATCGGTGATGCGCATTGAGGCCGGACTGAGCACGTATGAGAAAGAGCTGGCGCTGATGGGCGAGGATTATCAGGACATTTTCCGCCAGCAGGTCAGGGAATCTGCAGAGCGGCAAAAAGCCGGACTCTCACGTCCGGTGTGGATAGCGCAGGCGTATCAGCAGCAGATAGCGGAGAGTCGCAGGCCGGAAGAGGAGACAACACCCCGTGAGACGTAATCTTTCACACATTATTGCCGCAGCATTCAATGAACCGCTGCTTCTGGAGCCCGCCTATGCGCGGGTTTTCTTTTGCGCGCTCGGGCGCGAGATGGGGGCAGCAAGTCTTTCGGTACCACAGCAGCAGGTACAGCTTGATGCTCCCGGAATGCTGGCTGAAACGGACGAGTACATGGCCGGAGGTAAACGACCGGCCCGTGTTTACCGGGTGGTGAACGGTATTGCTGTACTGCCGGTGACCGGCACGCTGGTGTACCGGCTGGGGGGTATGCGGCCATTTTCCGGAATGACAGGCTATGACGGCATTGTCGCCTGTCTTCAGCAGGCAATGGCGGATAGCCAGGTGCGGGGCGTACTGCTGGACATTGACAGTCCGGGCGGGCAGGCCGCCGGCGCGTTTGACTGCGCTGACATGATTTACCGCCTCCGTCAGCAGAAGCCGGTCTGGGCACTGTGCAATGACACGGCCTGTTCTGCAGCCATGCTGCTGGCGTCGGCCTGCTCCCGACGGCTGGTTACCCAGACATCCCGTATCGGCTCCATTGGCGTGATGATGAGCCATGTCAGCTATGCCGGTCATCTGGCGCAGGCCGGTGTGGATATCACGCTGATTTACTCAGGGGCGCACAAGGTGGATGGCAATCAGTTTGAAGCCTTACCGGCAGAGGTTCGCCAGGACATGCAGCAGCGCATTGATGCGGCGCGCCGGATGTTTGCCGAAAAAGTGGCCATGTTTACCGGTCTGTCTGTTGATGCCGTCACGGGAACAGAGGCCGCCGTTTTTGAAGGTCAGTCCGGCATTGATGCCGGGCTGGCGGATGAATTAGTCAATGCGTCGGATGCCATCAGTGTGATGGCCACGGCGCTGAACAGTAATGTCAGAGGAGGCACTATGCCGCAATTAACTGCAACGGAAGCCGCCGCGCAGGAGAACCAGCGAGTGATGGGGATCCTGACATGCCAGGAAGCGAAAGGACGTGAACAGCTTGCCACGATGCTGGCAGGACAACAGGGCATGAGCGTTGAACAGGCCCGGGCGATTCTGGCCGCGGCGGCACCGCAGCAGCCGGTGGCATCCACGCAGAGTGAAGCCGATCGCATTATGGCGTGTGAAGAAGCGAACGGTCGTGAACAACTGGCGGCAACGCTGGCGGCGATGCCGGAGATGACGGTGGAAAAAGCCCGCCCGATCCTGGCTGCTTCACCGCAGGCGGATGCCGGACCCTCACTCCGTGATCAGATCATGGCACTGGATGAGGCAAAAGGGGCTGAGGCGCAGGCTGAACAGCTGGCTGCCTGCCCGGGAATGACTGTGGAGAGCGCCCGGGCTGTGCTGGCTGCGGGATCAGGTAAGGCAGAACCGGTCTCTGCATCCACAACCGCCCTGTTTGAACGCATCATGGCGAACCATTCACCGGCAGCGGTACAGGGTGGCGTGCCACAGACGTCAGCAGACGGTGATGCGGACGTGAAAATGCTCATGGCTATGCCATGAAGTCAGTGCTGACCATCAACAGGAGGTTTTTACAATATGGTAACGAAAACCATCACTGAACAGCGTGCGGAAGTACGTATTTTTGCCGGTAATGATCCGGCTCATACCGCCACAGGCAGCAGCGGGATTTCCTCGGCAACACCGGCACTGACGCCCCTGATGCTGGATGAAGCTACCGGGAAACTGGTGGTCTGGGACGGACAGAAAGCCGGTAGTGCGGTTGGCATACTGGTACTGCCGCTTGAAGGCACAGAGACGGTACTGACGTATTACAAGTCGGGGACCTTTGCGACGGAGGCAATCCGCTGGCCTGACAGTGTGGATGAACACAAAAAGGCAAATGCCTTTGCCGGCAGTGCCCTGAGTCACGCGGCGCTGCCGTAACACGTTATCAGGCCACCGCGGTGGCCTGACTGATTTCTGAATGAAAGGAACTGATTTATGGGATTGTTTACGACCCGCCAGTTACTCGGTTATACCGAACAAAAAGTGAAATTTCGTGCGCTGTTTCTGGAGCTGTTTTTCCGCCGTACGGTGAATTTCCATACCGAAGAGGTGATGCTGGACAAAATTACCGGAAAAACGCCGGTGGCGGCCTATGTCTCCCCGGTTGTTGAAGGAAAAGTGCTGCGTCATCGCGGTGGTGAAACCCGCGTGTTACGTCCGGGCTACGTCAAGCCGAAACACGAATTTAATTACCAGCAGGCGGTTGAGCGTCTTCCCGGTGAAGATCCGGCTCAACTGAACGACCCGGCCTACCGTCGTCTGCGTATCATCACCGATAACCTCAAACAGGAAGAGCATGCCATTGTCCAGGTGGAAGAAATGCAGGCGGTGAATGCCGTGCTGTATGGCAAATACACCATGGAAGGGGATCAGTTTGACACGGTTGAGGTGGATTTTGGACGCTCTGAAGGAAATAACATTGAGCAGGCTGACGGTAAAAAATGGTCTGAGCAGGACCGTGATACGTTTGATCCGACGCATGATATTGACCTCTACTGCGATCAGGCCAGCGGTCTTGTGAATATCGCCATTATGGACGGTACTGTCTGGCGTCTGCTGAATGGCTTTAAGCTGTTCCGCGAAAAACTGGATACCCGTCGCGGCTCAAATTCACAACTCGAAACGGCAGTGAAAGACCTGGGGGCGGTGGTGTCTTTCAAAGGGTATTACGGCGATCTGGCCATTGTGGTGGCGAAAACGTCTTATGTGGCAGAGGACGGTACCGAAAAACGTTATCTGCCGGAGGGCACGCTGGTCCTGGGAAATACGGCTGCAGATGGGATCCGTTGTTACGGTGCCATTCAGGATGCGCAGGCGTTGTCCGAAGGTGTGGTGGCTTCTTCCCGTTACCCGAAACACTGGCTGACCGTGGGCGATCCGGCCCGTGAATTTACCATGACGCAGTCCGCACCGCTGATGGTGCTGCCGGATCCGGATGAGTTTGTGGTGGTGCAGGTGAAATAATCCGTGAGCGGGGGCGAAATGCCCCCGTGTCTTTTTTCACAGGGGGCTGATATGGCAACAAAAGAAGAAAATCAGAAACGTCTTCGTCAACTGGCTGGCCTGCTGGGGCGCGAGGCGGATATGTCGGGGAGTGCTGCGGATATTGCGCAACGTGTGTCTGAGTGGGAAGAGGAGCTTGCTGCTTCCCGGGAGGGCATTATGCCTGGTGATGAGAGCGGGCCTGAGCAAAATCACACAGACGATGGTGAGCAGTTGCACAACACTGATGCTACGGATGATGTTAAAGCGGTCCGTGTGCGGAAATGCCTGCATGTGATGGGGTATTGCCCGGAGACAGGCCGTCCCGTTGAACTGACGTACCGGGGCATGCGTGTTCTGGTGCCATCACCACTGGCGACAGCCATGATACAGCACGGAACGGCTGAGCATGCGTGATTTTCAGAATGCCTTTGATGCTGCCCTCGCCGGGGTGGACAGCACGATTGTTGAAGTGATGGGGCTCTGTGCGCAGTTCACCTCGGGGGCACAGTGTGGCAGCGAAGTTCAGGGGGTTTTTGACGATCCGGAGTCGCTGGGGTTTGCCGGTGGCGGGGTCCGTATTGAAGGAAGCAGCCCGTCATTATTTGTGCGGACGGATACGGTTCGTGCTGTGCGGCGTGGTGACACGCTGACCATTAATGGTGAGACGTTCTGGGTGGATCGTGTTTCTCCGGATGACGGGGGCAGCTGTTATCTCTGGCTCAACCGTGGGAAACCACCCGCCGTTAACCGGCGACGATAAACGCAGGGTGAAATTATGGCGATAAAAGGGCTTGAGCAGGCGATTGATAATCTGAGTCGGGTTCGTAAAAACGCCATTCCGGCGGCTTCAGCAATGGCCATTAACCGCGTGGCCACAACGGCGATTAATCAGTCTTCATCACAGGTTGCCCGGGAGACAAAGGTTCGCCGGAAACTGGTTAAGGAACGGTCCAGACTGAAACGGGCGACGGTCAGAAATCCGAATGCCAGAATTATCGTTAACCGCGGTGATCTCCCTGTGATTAAGCTGGGGATCAGGATGCCGGGGCGTCGTCCGGACAGCATACTTAAAGCCGGTCAGCATCGGTATCAGCGGGCATTTATTCAGCGATTAAAAAATGGTCGCTGGCATGTCATGCAGCGTGTGGCCGGGAAAAACCGTTACCCCATTGATGTGGTGAAAATCCCGATGGCGGCCCCACTGAAACAGGCATTTGATGAGAATGTTGACCGTATCCGGCGTGAACGCCTGCCTAAAGAACTGGCATCCGCGCTGAAACAACAACTGAGGATTGCAATAAAACGATGAAACACACTGACATTCGTGCCGCAGTGCTGGATGCACTCGAGCAGCATGAACACGGGGCGACGCTGTTTGATGGTCGCCCCGTTGTTTTTGACGAAGAGGATTTTCCTGCGATCGCGGTTTATCTGACGGATGCAGAGTATACCGGTGAAGAGCTGGATGCAGATACCTGGCGGGCCACGCTGCATATTGAGGTGTTTTTACCGGCACAGGTACCGGATTCAGAGCTTGATCAGTGGATGGAAAGCCGGATTTACCCGGCGATGACCGCGATCCCGGCACTGGCAGGACTGATTACCACGATGGTTACGCAGGGCTATGAGTATCGTCGTGATGACGATATGGCGTTATGGAGTTCTGCAGATCTGACTTATTCCATTACATACGAGATGTGAGGACGATATGGCAACACCAAATCCCCTTGAGCCGGTAAAAGGTGCCGGTACCACTCTGTGGGTTTACAACGGTCAGGGTGACGCTTATGCAAACCCGTTGTCAGACGATGACTGGCAGCGACTGGCTAAGGTGAAGGATCTGACGCCGGGCGAGATGACGGCAGAATCCTACGATGATAACTACCTGGATGATGAAGACGCGGACTGGACCGCGACCGGGCAGGGGCAGAAATCTGCAGGTGATACCAGTTTTACGCTGGCCTGGAAACCGGGAGAGGAAGGCCAGAAAGGGCTTATAGGCTGGTTTGAAAGCGGCGATGTCCGGGCCTATAAAATCCGTTTTCCGAATGGCACGGTGGATGTGTTTCGTGGCTGGGTCAGCAGTATCGGTAAGGCCGTGACGGCGAAAGAAGTGATCACCCGCACGGTGAAAGTCACTAACGTGGGTAAACCTTCTGTAGCGGAAGAACGCAGCAAAATTACGCCGGTCAGTGCGATTAAGGTGACGCCGACATCCGGTACGGTGGCAAAAGGGAAAACAACCACCCTGACGGTTTCTTTTGAGCCGGAAAGTGCAACAGACAAGACGTTCAGAGCGGTTTCCGCCGATCCGTCGAAAGCCACCATTAGTGTGAAAGATATGACAATTACGGTAAACGGCGTGGCGACAGGTAAGGTGCAGATCCCTGTGGTGAGCGGAAATGGTCAGTTCGCCGCAGTGGCTGAAGTCACCGTTACTGAAGCGGGCGCTGCAGGGTAAACGGAGGTAATACATGTTTCTGAAAACAGAACAATTTGAATATAACGGTGTGTCCGTCACGCTTTCCGAATTGTCTGCGCTGCAGCGTATTGAGCATCTTGCCCTCCTGAAACGGCGTGCAGAACAGGCAGAATCCAGCGGCAACCTGCAGGTAAGCGTGGAAGATCTCGTCAGAACCGGCGCGTTTCTGGTGGCGATGTCCCTGTGGCATAACCATCCGCAGAAAACGGCATCACCGTCAATGAATGAGGCTGTGATGCAGATCGAACAGGAGGTGCTCACCACCTGGCCTGCGGATGCCATTGCCCGGGCGGAAGATGTGGTGTTGTGTCTGTCCGGGATGAGCGGGGCTGTTCATGCGGATACTGACAGCACCGAAGTGGCGAAAAATAACGCGCTGACTGATGATGATTTTTCTGCGGGAAAGTCTTCGACGGCGAGCTGAATTTTGCCCTCAGACTGGCGCGTGAGATGGGGAGGCCTGACTGGCGCGCCATGCTTGCCGGGATGACATCCACCGAATATGCCGACTGGCGACATTTTTACCGTACGCATTATTTTCTCGATACCCAACTGGATATGCATTTTTCCGGGCTGACGTACGCCGTACTCAGCCTGTTTTTTTGCGATCCGGATATGCATCCCTCTGATTTCAGTCTGCTTGCCCCCCGGCGTGAGGAAGCGCAGACGGAGATGCCGGATGAGGAAAAAATGCTGATGCAGAAAGCGGCAGGACTTGCCGGAGGCGTACGGTTTGGTGGGGACGGTGGGCGTGAGATTTTATCGTCTGCGGATGTGGCGGATGTCATGGTGGATGATGCCGCATTAATGATGGCTTCAGCGGGGATTTCCGGAGGTGTGAGATATGTCCCAGCCGGTTGGTGATCTTGTTATTGACCTGAGTCTGGATGCGGTCCGTTTCGATGAGCAGATGAGCCGGGTAAGGCGTCATTTTTCCGGACTGGAGACTGACGCCAGAAAAACCGCCGGTGTCGTTGAGCAGAACCTGAGTCGTCAGGCGCTGGCTGCACAAAAAGCCGGGATTTCCGTCGGGCAGTATAAAGCGGCCATGCGAACCCTGCCCGCACAGTTTACGGATATCGCCACGCAGCTTGCCGGTGGTCAGAATCCCTGGCTGATCCTGCTGCAACAGGGCGGTCAGGTGAAGGACTCCTTCGGCGGGATGATCCCCATGTTCAGGGGGCTTGCCGGTGCGATCACCCTGCCGATGGTCGGGGTCACCTCGCTGGCGGTGGCGACAGGTGCGCTGGCGTATGCCTGGTATCAGGGCAACTCAACCCTGTCCGATTTCAACAAAACGCTGGTCCTTTCCGGCAATCAGTCGGGTCTGACGGCAGATCGTATGCTGGTCCTGTCCAGAGCCGGGCAGGCGGCAGGGCTGACGTTTAACCAGACCAGCGAGTCACTCAGCGCACTGGTTAAGGCGGGAGTAAGCGGTGAGGCTCAGATTGCATCCATCAGCCAGAGTGTGGCGCGTTTCTCCTCTGCATCCGGCGTGGAGGTGGACAAGGTCGCTGAAGCCTTCGGGAAGCTGACCACAGACCCGACGTCAGGGCTGACAGCGATGGCACGCCAGTTCCATAACGTGACGGCGGAGCAGATTGCGTATGTTGCTCAGTTGCAGCGTTCCGGCGATGAAGCCGGGGCATTGCAGGCGGCGAACGAGGCCGCGACGAAAGGATTTGATGACCAGACCCGCCGCCTGAAAGAGAACATGGGTACGCTAGAGACCTGGGCAGACAGGACAGCACGGGCATTCAAATCCATGTGGGATGCGGTGCTGGATATTGGTCGTCCTGATACCGCTCAGGAGATGCTGATTAAGGCAGAGGCTGCGTTTAAGAAAGCGGACGACATCTGGAGTCTGCGCAAGGATGATTATTTTGTTAACGATGAAGCGCGGGCGCGTTACTGGGATGATCGTGAAAAGGCCCGTCTTGCGCTTGAAGCCGCGAGAAAGAAGGCTGAACAGCAGAGTCAACAGGACAAAAATGCGCAGCAGCAGAGCGATACTGAAGCGTCACGGCTGAAATATACCGAAGAGGCGCAGAAAGCTTACGAACGGCTGCAGACGCCGCTGGAGAAATATACCGCCCGTCAGGAAGAACTGAACAAGGCACTGAAGGACGGGAAAATCCTGCAGGCGGATTACAACACGCTGATGGCGGCGGCGAAAAAGGATTATGAGTCGACGCTGAAAAAGCCATCTGCTGTGAAGGTGTCTGCCGGTGAGCGCCAGGAAGACCGGGCGCATGCAGCCCTGCTGGCGCTTGAAACCGAGCTCCGGACGCTGGAAAAACACAGCGGTGCGAATGAGAAAATCAGCCAGCAGCGTCGCGATTTATGGAAAGCGGAAAATCAGTATGCGGTCCTGAAAGAGGCTGCCACGAAACGCCAGTTATCTGAGCAGGAAAAATCCCTGCTGGCCCATGAGAAAGAGACGCTGGAGTACAAACGCCAGCTGGCTGAGCTTGGCGACAAGGTTGAACACCAGAAACGGCTGAATGAGCTGGCACAGCAGGCGGCGCGGTTTGAACAGCAGCAGAGCGCGAAGCAGGCAGCCATCAGCGCAAAAGCCCGCGGCCTCACCGACCGTCAGGCGCAGCGGGAGTCGGAAGAGCAGCGCCTTCGTGACGTGTACGGTGATAATCCGGATGCGCTGGCGAAGGCCACATCTGCACTGAAGAACACCTGGTCTGCGGAGGAGCAGCTTCGTGGAAGCTGGATGGCCGGTCTGAAGTCCGGCTGGGGCGAGTGGGCAGAAAGTGCGACGGACAGTTTTTCGCAGGTTAAAAGCGTGGCCACGCAGACCTTTGACGGTATTGCACAGAATATGGCAGCGATGCTGACCGGCAGCGAACAGAACTGGCGTGGTTTCACCCGTTCTGTGCTCTCCATGCTGACAGAGATTTTTCTGAAGCAGGCGATGGTGGGGATAGTCGGGAGTATCGGTAGTGCCATTGGCGGGGCTGTTGGTGGCGGCGCATCCGCGTCAGGCGGTACAGCCATTCAGGCCGCTGCGGCGAAATTCCATTTTGCAACCGGAGGATTTACGGGAACCGGCGACAAATATGAGCCAGCGGGGATTGTTCACCGTGGTGAATTTGTCTTCACGAAGGAGGCAACCAGCCGGATTGGTGTCGGCAACCTGTACCGTCTGATGCGGGGGTATGCGGATGGCGGTTATGTCGGCGGTGCCGGAAGTCCGGCGCAGATGCGGCGGACGGAAGGCATTAATTTTAATCAGAACAATCACGTGGTGATTCAGAACGACGGCACCAACGGACAGGCGGGGCCGCAGCTGATGAAGGCGGTGTATGACATGGCCCGCAAGGGGGCGCAGGATGAGATTCAGGCGCAGATGCGTGATGGCGGCGTCTTTTCCGGAGGCAGGCGATGAAAACATTTCGCTGGAAAGTGAAGCCGGATATGGAGGTGAACTCGCAGCCATCGGTGCGTGAAGTGCGTTTTGGTGACGGGTATTCGCAGCGTATGGCGGCGGGGCTGAATGCTGACCTGAAAACATACCGTGTGACGCTTTCCGTGACCCGGGAGGAGGCCCGACATCTGGAGGCATTCCTGGCAGAGCACGGTGGCTGGAAGGCGTTTCTGTGGACACCGCCTTATGCCTAGCGGCAGATAAAGGTGACCTGTGCCGCCTGGTCATCACGGGTTCGCATGCTGCGGGTTGAATTCAGTGCCGAGTTTAAGCAGGTGGTGAACTGATGCAGGATATTCACGAAGAAAGTCTGAACGAGTCGGTTAAATCAGAGCAGTCACCGCGGGTGGTACTCTGGGAAATCGACCTGACGGTACAGGGTGGTGAGCGGTATTTTTTCTGCAATGAGCTGAATGAAAAAGGGGAGGCGGTCACCTGGCAGGGGCGGCAATATCAGGCATACCCGATTGACGGCAGTGGCTTTGAGATGAACGGGAAGGGCAGCAGTGCCAGACCGTCGCTGACGGTGTCCAATCTGTTTGGTCTGGTCACCGGGATGGCGGAGGACCTGCAGAGCCTGGTGGGGGCCACGGTGGTCCGCCGCCGGGTGTATGCCCGTTTTCTGGATGCGGTGAATTTTGTGGCGGGCAATCCGGAAGCGGACCCGGAGCAGGAGCTGAGCGACCGCTGGGTGGTGGAGCAGATGTCGCAGCTGACAGCCATGACGGCCTCGTTTGTGCTGGCCACACCGACCGAGACGGACGGAGCGCTGTTTCCCGGTCGTATCATGCTGGCGAACACCTGTATGTGGACCTACCGCTCTGATGAGTGTGGTTACACGGGCGGGGCTGTGGCGGATGAGTTCGATAAACCCACCACGGATATCCGGAAGGACAGATGCAGTAAATGCATGCGCGGGTGTGAGATGCGCGGCATGGCGGTCAATTTTGGCGGTTTCCTTTCCATCAATAAACTTTCGCAGTAAATCCTGTTTTATGACACAGACTGAATCAGCGATTCTGGCGCATGCCCGGCGGTGTGCGCCTGCGGAGTCGTGCGGCTTCGTGATAAGCACGCCGGAGGGGGAACGGTATATCCCTTGTGTGAATATCTCTGCAGAGCCGGAGGCGTATTTTCGTATCGCACCGGAAGACTGGCTGCGGGCAGAGATGCAGGGGGAGATTGTGGCACTGGTCCACAGTCATCCCGGTGGTCTGCCCTGGCTGAGCGAGGCCGACCGGCGGCTGCAGATAAAAAGTGCACTGTTCTGGTGGCTGGTCTGCCGGGGGGAAATTCATAAATTCCGCTGTGTGCCACATCTGACAGGACGGCGCTTTGAGCACGGGGTGACGGACTGTTACACGCTGTTCCGGGATGCCTACCATCTGGCGGGAATTGATATGCCGGATTTTGAGCGTGAGGATGACTGGTGGCGCAACGGTCAGAACCTTTACCTGGACAATATGGAGGCGACTGGTTTTTACAGGATTTCCCTGCCTTCCGCACAGCCTGGCGATATCCTGCTGTGCTGCTTTGGCGCATCGGTGGCCAATCATGCCGCCATTTACTGCGGCAACGGTGAACTGCTTCACCATCTGCCTGAACAACTGAGTAAACGGGAGAGGTATTCCGAAAAATGGCAACGACGAACGCATTCCGTCTGGCGTCACCGCCACTGGCACGCATCTGCCTTCACGGGGATTTGCAACGATTTGGCCGCCGCCTCACCCAGTTGTTCGTGAAGGCGGGCATACACCGCCTCCGGTGCCGTGTCCTCACCAGCAATACGTATCTGGTACCAGCCTTCGTTCATCTGGCGGCGGAATCCCGGCATCTGCATCGACAGGGCACGGATGGCTTCCGCTGCCGTGTTCACATACAGGCTGAGGCGGCGGCCAAATCGTTGCAAATCCCCGTGAAGGCAGATGCGTGCCAGTGGCGGTGACGCCAGACGGAATGCGTTCGTCGTTGCCATTTTTCGGAATAC